AAGCGCATCAGCCAAGTCAGGCGACCTCATCCCGCGCTTCTTCAGCCCGTCCTTACTCTCGACCACCACCTTGCCGGTCGACGTGAACGAATACCGCGGCGCCACCAGCTCATGCCTCAACGTCTCGTCCTTGGGCAGCTTGACCGACCGCGTACCCAACCAATCCTTCACACTCAACCACAGCTCGTCCCTCAGCCGGTGGGCATTGGGGTTCATGGCAGAACTCTCCGCCACATTCACGTCCCGCACATTCAAACCCATCTCACGCAGCCGGTCCGCCACCCCAGACCCCAGCCCAATCGTGTCCACACAGATCTCCGCCGGCGCATCTTTCTTCGCCTCATTAACCACCGCACCCACGGTCTGCATCAAATCCAAGCCACCCCAGTGCCGGATCTCCAACACCACATTGCCCTTCCTCTTGCACAAGGCCGTGCGGTCAGTACCAAAGCGCGCAACGTCCAAGCCATACACCAAAGGCTCCGAAACCCCCACCGTCACGTCACGATCCAAGGCCCCATCCACCAGCTCGGCCGGTATCAGCGTGTCGTCGTCCGCCAGCGCGAACTCACCCAAGACCCGGATCCGAAACGCATTGCTGCTCTCGCCATACGTCGCCGCGATCTGCGAAATAAAATCCTTCGAGACCAACGGATTGTTCGCGCACGAAACGTGCATCCGATGCCAATCCTGCGCCAGGTCGTGGTGCGTCTTGTAAAACAACCCGCTGTTGCGCGTCGGGTTGCTGATCAAGATCGTGCTCGCACTATGCCCCGACATCGAACCAGCAGCCGCCTCAAACACCGCCTCCGGCACAGCTGACGCCTCGTCCACCACCAGCAGCACATGCTCTGAGTGGACACCCGCCAGCGCCTCAGGCCGCTCGCTGCTGCTGGTCCTGACCGAGATAAACGAGCTCTCCGGCGCGCCCTTCAACGCAATCCGATCGCTGAAGACCTCGAAACTGTCCCGCAACACAGGCGGCAGCTTGTTCACCCAGGTCTTCAGCTCGGCATACAACGCATCGAACAACTGCGCAGCAGTGGGCGCCGTAACAACACTCTTCTGCGGGTAGCGCGTCGTCATGTGCCAGATCAAAGCCCAGCTGCAGGCCGTCGACTTCCCCACACCATGGCCGGCACGCACACTCAAGCGCCGCTCGCCCCTGGCGATCGCACGCAGGAAATCCTCCTGCCAAGGCAACGGAACCGCGCCCAACACGTTCCGCACAAAAGCCACCGGGTCGTTCCGATAGGCCTCCAGAAAGGTTAGGAATTGGTTCTTGTCGGTCTCGCTCATGCGCCGTCAGCCTTTTCTATTTTTGGCGCGGCGGCGCGCTTGGCGCGAGACGGGGGGCGGGGGGGTCGAAGTACCTTTTTTGGTGGGTCTGTAGACGGAGGGGTTGCCGCGCGCACGGGCGCCCCCAGGTGGGGGGCGGGGCCGGGGGGGTTCTGGCCGGCGGCCGCCGGATCCGGGCCGCCGATCGGCAGGCCGGGCGCGGTCGGGGCTGGGTCGGACGCACCCGCGCTTTCACCGTGAAAGGTTGGAACATCAATGATCTCAGTAGCTTGCCCCTCGATGTACCCGGCCCTCGTACCCGAGACCCTGTTCGCGAGCTCCTTCAGCGCCTCGAGGTGCAGCGTGTGCGTGTGCGTGACGGTCGCGTCGACCTGCGTCCGATCGCCGTAGAGCTTGGGAAGTAGCCTCGAGGCCGTCCATTTCTTCGCGTCGATCGCCACGCGGGCGACGTCGGCCGGGATCTCGCCCCGCACGGCCTGCTCGGCCAGGTCGTCGATCCGCTCGGCGTGCGCCAAGGCCCGCGACTGTATCGCGCGCGTGTAGTCCTCCTGGAAGGAGGCGTCCTCTGACAGCCATCTCCACGTCGTCGAGTGGTTTGGCATGTCGTCTTCGCGGCAGATGCTGGACAGAGACCGGCCTTCTGAGATGCGGGAGCAGATTTCCTTTAAGAGCTCCGGCGTCTTTTTGGTGGGCCGTCCGGTCATGGCATTGGATCTCCGTGCATGGCTTGGCGGTATTCGTCCAGGCTGACGACGTCTTGTCGTCTGAGGCGCTCGAGGCGATCTTGTCGCAGTGCGTGGACGATCGTGTCGAGCAGCTCTTTTGCCCAGGCGGTCGTATCTTCATCCCACGCCGTGCCGCTGTTTTCAAGCGCGCTGAGGCTGGCCTGGCATTCCTTGGCTATCTCATCCCACACCTGGGCGCACAAGGCGTCTGCGGCTGCGGGATCGGCGTCAGAAGGGTATGTCATCGTCTAGGTCCGCGAATGCTGACTTGGAGGAGCGTTGAACGGTCGCGCCTGGGAACGCGGCTTTGGTTGCCTCGGCGAATGCGGCGGGTTGCCACTGGGACCAGGCCAGGAGGAGCTCGGGCAGCGTGACGACCGTGTCGGGATGCTTGGAGTGTCGCGCGGCTGCGTCGTGGTCTGCTGGGTCGAGGACCACTGTGTAGGGTTTGCCTTCCCAGGTTGTGGACCAGGTGTTGGGCGGGTTTGGTTTGTGGCCGGCTTCTGTCGCGGCTTTGTCCAGGGCTTGCCATCCGCGGTGTAGGACTTGGGCGCGGTGCAGGACTGTGTCCACGTCTCCGTGTCGGATGGCCTCGTCGAGTTTCTGGGCGGCCGATCCGAATTTATGGGCCAGGTCGAATGGGACGAGGCGCGGCAGTCTGTTGCATCCCCACTTGGCTTCCATGTCTGCTGCCATCTTGTCGAGTGGTGCGAGCGTTGCGGCCATGTCTCGTCCGCGCGTCCAGGCCTCGTTGTTGAGATGTGCCTGGTCTGAGGTTGAGAGGCGTTTCACCTGGCTCATGGTTCAGATCCTGTTTTGTCACGCTCGTGACCGTGACACCGTGACACCCTTAAGGGTGTTGTCACGTTTGTCACGGTCCTCGCCTGCGTCGCTGTCACGTTTGTCACGCTTGTCACGCCTCTTGTCACGCTCAATGTCACGCCCTTTGTCACGGTCAAAACGGCCTTTCTGAGCTGTCTGTCACCCACCAGATCTCGCCCTGGTTGGTGGCCAGGTTGCGGTCCTTGAGGGTCTGCTTGGCGCGCTTGAAGGCTTGTCGCTTGCCGTCACCGTCCGCGGTGGTCTCCTGGTAGAAGTAGGTTCTCCAGGTGCTTTCCTTCACGCACCGTGCTGCGAATGGGATGTGGTTGGAGCTCACCTGCTCGCCGTGGTTGGCGATTGCCTTGCGCAGGGACGACAGGGCGTCGGCCGTGTTGCCGGTGAGCTTGGCTGGCTTGGAGGTGGTGGGCATTGGTCCGTTGAGAGGCTCCAGGGCCAGGGATGTGGCGTCTGGATCCAGGCTGGACAGCTGGACCGTGACCATGCGGTAGCCGATCTCGATGCCGTCCTCGCCGTCCTTCTGCTTAGTCACCTTGAGCTTGCCGATGCGCTCCGGGCTGTCTTCGTCCGAGATCTTGGTGACCTCGAGCTCGGCGTCGACCGCGCCCAGGAGCGAGCTGTGGCCGCGCTGTCCTTTGGCCTCGTCCTTGCCTGAGTGGTGGACGATGAGGATTGCGCAGCTGAGTGCGTCTTGTAGCGCCCCGACGATGGAGATGAAGGCGCCCATGTCTTCTGAGCTGTTCTCGTTGCCGCCGGCGAAGGCGCGGGCCAGCGTGTCGACGACCAGGAGCTTGGGCGTCAGGCCTTTGTCCTTGATGGCTTGGATCAGGGCCTCGGCGTCTTCCATGGTCGATCGCAGGTTCAGCTGCGCCTTCACGAAGGCGATGGGCGTGCTGTCGGGCAGGTTGTGGTGCTGCCGGCAGGCGTCCCAGCGCCTCTTGAGGCCTGCGCCCCCTTCGCCGGCCAGGTAGACGACGTCTCCCTGGTTGGTAGAACGGGCGAAGGCGTCTGTGCCGTTGGCGATCGCGCTGGCCAGGTACAGGGCGCAGAAGGACTTGTAGCTGCCTGGCTTGCCGTACAGGGCGCCGAAACCCTTGGCGGGCAGCAGCTGGTCTATGAGCCAGGTGATGGGCTCGTCCTTGAGCTCCTGGGCCATGATCAGGTGGATGCGCGGCTTTGGTTCTGCCGGGCTTGTGACGACCTCCGTGCTGGCCCTGGGCGCCGGCTGGTGCTTGGCGTTGATCTGCTCTGCGATCGTGGGCTCGGGCGGCCTGATGGCCCTCAGGGCGGCCTTGCGGTCTCCGTTGTGGCTGAAGGTGGCGTACAGGTCGAAGGGGTCCGTGAGCTTGCTCGAGAGCGGGTCTTCGATGCCGTGATGGGAAAAGACGCACCAGTGGCCGTAGGCGCCCTTGAAGACCACGACGCCGGCCGTGCCTGAGGTCGAGCCTGGCCTGATGTACCGATAGGCCTCGCCACCAGGGCCGTGCGGGTCGCAGTATACGAACTTGTAGCCCTGCCCTTCCAGGGTGCTGCGTACCCAGGCCAGGTCGTGGGCATTGTTGAAGGCGTCGATCGCGCTGGGCGGATCGCCCGGCATCAGGGCCGTGGTCGGCGTGGCGGTCGAGATGTGCTGCTCGACGGCCTGGCGCTGCTTGCGCTCCTTGTGCCAGGCGACGGCCTTGGCCACGTCCATGGCAGGACCGTCGTGCCGGTGGCTCTTGAAGGCGCTGACGGCCTCCTGCGTGCCGACGCGGGGCATGTACCAGGGTTGAGACCAGCGCCTGTTCTCCGGCACGTCGGTGATGAAGACGCCGCGCGCGTGCAGCTGGTCGACGAGGTAGGTCACGACCGCGTCGAGCTCTGCCGGCGACTTCATGCGTGCCGGGATGAGGATGCGGTACTTCCAGAGGTTGTTCGTCGGGTCGAAGGAGTGCGTCGTGTGGGCGAAGAAGCCCACGCCGATGTCCTGCATGGCGGCGATCGCGTCGGGCAGTGGCGGTGCGCCTGGCTGGATCTCGCCTGTCTCGGGGTCGAAGCTGCTGTCCCCGTCGATGATGCACAGGTCGGCTTCTTTGAGGTTCTCGTCGGCGCGGCGC